ACATCAGCCGCAACGACCACACGCGCCTGTTCCACATGGGCGGCCCGATCCGCGACATCGCCATCTACAACAACCTTTTTTACATCGGCAACGGCATCGACCTCGACCTGTTCCTGTGGGAAGGCGGGCGCGAGCCATGGGCCGACAACACCACCGTCTCGAACAACATCTTCTACGCCGACGGCACGGGCAGAAACAGCGCCGCCCTTAAGCTCCAGCGGGTGGACGACGGCACCTTCATCAAACAGCCCGGCGTGGGCCGCGCGACGAAGATCGTTTTCCAGAACAACGATTTCTACGGCAACTTCAAAGACGTTCCCGCGGCGTGGATGGCGCTGCGCTTCGGCCCGTTGCTGAAGCAACCCGGCAGCGGCGCGGAGGGATTCGATTCGCTGGGTGGTTACCAGTTGCAGGACGGCTCGAAAGCCTTCGCCGCCGGCGTTCCCATCCTCGACAACGGCGGCCGGGACTTCTGGGGCAACAAGGTGCCGGAAGGGAAGAACCCGGCCATCGGGGCTTACGAAAAGCCGTAGCGGCTCGTTACAGGCCCGAAGGCATCGGCGCGCCCGTCCAGCAGAAGCGTGAAGCTACTTCGGCCGCGCGCCTCGCTCAGGTGCACAGCGTGCGCGGCTTTCTTTCGACCGCCTCTAAGAAGCGCGGTCTGAAGATCGAGTCCACCAAGACGGAGGCCGGCGAAAGAACTTACCGAATCGCGAAGTGAACGCGCCTCGCGCCACGCCGCCACCTGCGAGGGGGGGCGGCTTTTTTGCGGCCGCGCTGTTCGCCCTTTCATCGGCGGGCGGAGGCAGTGCGAACACAGCAGTAGTTGATGAGAACGGTTCCCTGTATAGCGACCTGGCGCATCTGCGGACTATGAGTCCCACAACGTCGCTTCTTTGGGGACCCGTGGGCTACCGCTTCTAAGGGATCGGGAACCGGACCCGCAGCACGTAGAGCGGCCACATGTAGGGGCGGCGCGCCCTGAATAGGGTCTGTATCTGAGTGCGCCCGAAGATTCTCCGGAGGATGTGCCGTATCACCAGATCTCGATCTTGGCCGGCTGCTCCTCTTCAGGCGCGAGCATGGCGCGCGCCATCGCGTTCGTGAGCGCCGAGATGCCGTCAATTCGGCTCGTGCTCTTTTCGCGTTCCGGCTTGGCGAACATCAGGTTGTCGTTGTGCTCGACGGTAGCCAGACAGCTCGCGTTCCAGCGCAGCACCGGATGGCCGCCGTGGTGGAGCTTGCAGTTGGCAACCGAGGTGAGGATCTTCTTCGATGGCTCCGATAGGCTCATGTAGCCCTGGCGCACCTCGATGCACTGGTAGCCGTTCTCAACCATGCTGACCGACACCTGGCGCGAGTTCCACGGGTCCCAGCAGATCTCCCGCATATCGAACATCTGGGAGCCCCACTCCAGCCGGTCCTGCACGCAGCGATAGTCGATCACCTCGCCGGGCGTGGCCTCGAGAAAGCCGTCGCGGATCCACTGCGCCAGGGGCACGCCGAGTTTCAACTCCAGCTTCCGCACGCGCGCCTCCGGCACCCAGACGAACGGCAGCACATCGTAGGAGTCGTCGTCGCCCGGGAACAGGAACACGACCGACGTCAGGTCCGTCGTCATGGACAAATCGACGCCGGCCCAGCAGCGCCGCTGGAAGAATCGCGCCATGAAGTCGTGCGGCAACGTCCGGACCTTGTCCTCTGGCAACTTCGGCATGAGGCCGGGCGTCTTCCACTCGCCGGCGCTGGCGTCCCACTTCGCTATCTCGAGGGCCCTGTTTTCCTTCTGGTCCCAGATGTTCAGGAAGTACCGCTTGAAGGATGTCAGATCGCCCTCCGACTCCGCGCTCTCGTATTCCTTCCGGATCTTGTCCTCGGTGATGAAGCCGTCGACGACCTTCCCGTCTTCGCCCAACCGCACCAGCGACGGGTTCGCTTTATACCAGGTGGCCGGATCCGCCGGGTCGTCTTCCGCCGCGGCACCGTAAATCTTGCCGTAGAACCGATGGTCCGTGACGATGCCCTCTTCGATCCGCCGAGTCTTCTCGTGCAGCTTCCAAGCGAGCGGAGACTCGTTCTGCACGCCCGCCGTGGTAATGGCGATCGTCAGTGTCTGCCGCCGCGTGATTCCGCCTTTACTCAGCACGTCCCAGTTCTCAATCTGCTTTCGCGTCTTCCACCTGTGAACCTCGTCCGCGACCACGAAGGCCGGGTTCACGCCATCGCCGAAGTCGCCGTCCGCCGCGACCGCCGCATAGAAACTGTCGGGATCCCGGCGCTTCAAAATGCGGTGCGTCCCGCGCATGATCCGCAGCCGCTTCCTGAGCAGCTTCGACTGCTCGACCATCTTGCAGGCCGCCCGGAAGACCTGCAGCGCCTGGCGCGTCGCTGCGGCCGCACCGTAGACCTGGCAGCCCGGCGTGTTCGTGCTGACCAGGGTTAAGAGCGCCAGGCCGGCCGCAAACTCAGTCTTGCCGGCCTTCTTCGGGACCTCGAGATAGACCATCTCGGTGATGCGATTGTCATGCTCATCGAGGTTTCCGAAGATCTCGTTCAGCGCCTTTTCCTGCCAGCCGCAAAGCAGAAATGGCTCGCCCCACCAGTCGTCCGCCGTGTGACGGAGCACTTCCTGGAAAAACTTGCAGGCGAAATCCGCATGCTCCTGGGAGAAGCCCATGTCAGGTCGCCGCGACGCCGGCGCGCTCCTCCAGGATCCTCAGGGCATCGTCCTTGTCGTGGTCCTCTTTCTGCGCCTGGCGCCCGTGCTTCACGTGCTCGAACGTCGCTCCGTGGCCTTCGAGCGTGGCTTCCTTGCCGGCGAGCGTCTGCCAGCGCTGGACGATGACGTCGATATACTTGGGATCGATTTCCACACCGCAGCACGCGCGCTCCGTCAATTCCGCCGCGGCGAGCGTCGTCCCGCTGCCGAGGAACGGCTCATACACCAGCTCGCCACGCTTGGTGTGGTTCAGAATCGAGTGCCGCATCAGCGCCACCGGCTTCTGCGTCGGGTGATCGAACTTCTGCTCGTCGGAGCCGCCCATCAGGAACTTCGGGGAGGGCGAGGTCCAGATCGACGTGTTCTCGCCTCCAGGCTTGCCGTACCACGGCGCATTCTTCTTGCGCACGTACCAGCACGGCTCATGCTGGAACCAGTAGTGGGTCCGCGTCAGCACGGCTCGCCCTTTGTCCCAGATGATCTGCTGCGGATACAGGAAGCCGATGCGCAGCAGGCGGAGCTGCTGGTCAAGCTCACTCCGGCGGTGGAGCGATTCCGCGTGCGCCTGCACGACGCCGAGGGACAGGGGGATCAGAAGGCCCGTGACACTCTGGAGTTGTTCCGGCGTAATCTCACGGCTTTTGTGCGCGCCTGGGACTTCCTTTCCCAGATTGTGGATTACGGCTCCGACACGTCGCTGGAGAAGCGCGCCATCTTCTTCCGGCATCTCGCGCCGCTGCTCGACGTTGCGGGTGGACCGGAACCTATCGACCTGTCGCGGGTAGTGCTGACCCACTACAACATCAGGGACCTGGGGCAACATCAGTTGCCGCTGACCACAGGAGGCGGCGACCAGCCTAAGCTCGATCCGCTGACCGCAGTGGGCAGTGCCAGCGTCCATGATCCGGACTTGGCTCGTCTGCGGGAGATCATCCAGAAGATGAACGAGCTCTTCGAAGGTGAACTGACGGACGCCGACCAGATCAACTTCGTAAACCACATTCGTGACAAGATGCTGGAGAACCCTGTGCTGGCCCAGCAGGCCGCTGCAAACAAGAAGGACCAGTTCGCCGCCAGTCCCGACTTCCACGACGCGATGATGACGGCGGTAGTGAACGCCTACGACAACCACATGTCGATGTCCGAACAGGTGCTGAAGAAGGACAACGTCAAAGCAGGGTTGAAGGAGATTCTCAAGGATCTGGTGTACGAGGCGTTCGCCAAGGGCCGGCCGGAGGCGAGGGCAGGCGCCTAATATCCACCTCTACTTCGCGCAGCCGTCCAGCTCAGCATGCTCGTCAATTGACGCAAGCAGGACGGCGAGCTGAGTGGCCCAGCGGATCCGTTTAACGGCGGTTCTAATGCGGTGTTCAGAAAGCGTTGTGTCGCCAGTCGAGAAAATCATCCTCTGCTGGATATCCGGCTCCAGCAGCAGCAGGTTCATGATCTGCGTCAGCCGAGCCCGCGTCACGTAGCCCAGGCGCGCCAGATCGGCGTAATCGCGAACCTCGCCCCTATCCACCATCTCCTGGAACTTGATGGCGAGCGCCATCAGGCGCGCGATCCGCGGAATGCGCAGCGGCGGATCCGTTGTCGCCTTTGGTTTGGCGGGGCGGCCGCGACGCCGGGCCCAACTGAGGGAGACTTCTTCTTCGCGTTTGTCGTTCATTTGGACGCTCCCTTTTGGCAGAATTCGCTGATGCCATTCGAGTTGTAGGTGACCTTCACCTTGTCGCCGCGGGCATCGTATCCGACCCGCTCGACCAGTTGGCGCAGCAGACGGACCTGCTGCTCGATCGTCATCGTCCTCCAGACCTCATCAAAGTTGCCCAGATGCTGGCGCACCATCGAGCCGTCAAAGCGGATCCGCTCGCCGCGAGCCACGGCCTTTCGCAGTTCTTCGGCCTTCGCGTCGCCGACTACGATCAATTCCCGGAGTCCAGCCTCGCGCGTTGGGTCCAGCTCGGCCGCGCGCACGAGCTGCGACTTCGCGTTGCGGACCTGCACGTTCACGCCTTTCAACTCCTCTCGATACCGGTTCAGTTCCTCCGTCAACCGCAGGCGCGCGGCCCGGGCGGCTTCCTCGACCACTTCAGGCGCCAGCGCGAAGCGGCGGACACTCTCGATCACCGCCTCCTCAACCACGGGCGCCGACACCGCCCGTGTCGTGCACCCGTCGCCGCTCCGCTGGTTCGCCCGGAGGCAAACGTAGTAGCGATACCGGCGATGCTTGCTGGTGGAGTAGCTTGGTGACATCGCTGACCCGCAGCATGAACAGTAGAGCAGACCCCGAAGCAGAGCCTCCGTGTTCGGCCGATGCTGTGTCCCCGGATTCCGGGTGTTTTCCTTCAGCTTCTCCTGGACCAGGTCGAATGTCCGATCATCGACTGTCCGGGCGTGGTTGGCCGCGACGACTTCATCATCCGCGCGAATGCGCGCTGCGTACAGCGGGTTCGCCAACATATTGTAGACGTGGCACTTCCGCATGGGGTGGCCGCCGTACACGTTGCCGTCCTTGGTCGTCCATTGCTTGTTGTGCCAGCCATGGTCGCCGCATTTTGCCACGATGCCATAGACGGTCTGGCCCTCGAGATACCACTCGAAGATCTGGCGCACGCGAGAGGCTTCCTCAGTGTTGATCACCAAGCAGCCAGCTTCCAGGTCGTAGCCCAGCGGGAGGTGGCCGCCTGTCCACTTGCCCCGCTTCCGCGCCAACACCTGTTTGTCGCGCGTGCGCTCGGAGATGATCTCACGTTCAAATTGGGCGAAGGACAGCAGGATGTTCAGAGTGAGGCGGCCGAGGGACGTCGTGGTATTAAAGTGCTGCGTGACCGAGACGAACGTCGCGCCGTGCTTATCCAGGATCTCCATGATCTTGGCGAAGTCGCGGATCGATCGGCTCAGCCGGTCCACCTTGTAGACCATCACGCAGTCGACCTTCTTGGCCTGGACATCCGTCAGCAGACGCCGCAGGGCCGGCCGCTCCATGTTGGCGCCGGTGTAGCCGCCGTCGTCATACTGATCCGGCAGCAGAGTCCATCCCTCGCCGGCCTGGCTCCGGATGTACGCCTCGCCCGCGTCCCGCTGGGCGTCCAGCGAGTTGAAATCCTGGCCCAAGCCCTCCTCCGTCGACTTTCGGGTGTAGATCGCGCACCGGACTGTCGTCGGCGCTCCCGTCTTGTCGCCGTTATTCTTGTTCGCCATGCTTCACTCCTGGCCGGTGTCCGAGGTTGTAGAAGGCGAAGCCGTTCCAGCGCGTGCCCGTGGCATCGGTCACGGCCTTGCTGAGCGACTTGCAGATTCTTCCGTTGCACTCAAAGCCGCCGTCTGCCCGGACGTGGACGATGATGTCCTTCCCCTGGTAGCGACGGATGAGAGGCGTGCCGGGGAGCGGCAGCCGCGGGTCGAGCGACGGCCTCAGGCGTGCTTCTGCCGTCCTTGTCTCGTCGACAGCCTCTCTGAGGAAGTTCTTCGGCGCGCGGATGCGCAAATCGGCGTCGTCCGCGATTTCGAGCGCACGGCGGCGCGCCCGCTCCGAGAGCCCGCCCCAGGCGTTGGCCTGGATGCGCCAGGCGACGCGGCGGAACAGGAACTGCTTGTGATTGGATCGGGAGTCCTCACCGAAGACCTCGCGGTACCTGTCCTTGAGCTGCGCGGTGGTCAGGTGGCGCAGGCCCTCGATCTCTTCTCTGATTTGTGATGGATTGACCGTGGTTTGTTGTTTCATAGGGTTAGCCAGCAGTCACATGAGGGCTCTCTGTCTCCAGCGAGTCAACTTGGGGGCTGGCCGGATCGGGGAAGAGCAGGCGGACCAGTGCATCGCCTAGGATGGCGGCGACTTCGGGGATGGCGCTGTCGAGGGCGGCGTCGCGATCGCGCATGAGCGGTCTCCTTGAAGACCACCCACGACGATCTCCGCTTGGCGGTCGAGCCGTCGTCCGGTGGATGTGATCGACGCGGCGTTGTGCCGCGTCTGTTAACTATATACGCCGCGCCGGTTCGAGTTGTCCGGGTTGAGTTGCCAACTGCAGTCTCCGAGTGCCCAACGATTCGGCCGAAAACCGTCTCCTGGCGCCTCTAGTGCCCGGACATTTTCCGTAAACGCCGCTTACCAGCCACTGGCGCAGTTTCCGCATACGCCGTAGTCCGATCTGTGCCGACACGAGCGCCTGTAACTCATTCCGGTCAGTCTCCCCAAAACGCATTGCTGGCGGGGCTTTCACGCCGAAGCGTTGCGGTACGCTTCAAGCAAGTCCTCTAGCAGCCCGTGGTAATAATCGTCCAAAACGCGTGACCTCGGAAATGTTTGAGACGTCTTAACAAGCATGGCGATGGGACGGCGGAAATCGAAGCAGGCCGCGCTGTGG